GGCTTCTTCACCTGAAGGACCCCGTTGTTGATGCTCCAGACGAGGCCGCTGGTGTCGCAAGCCTTCGTGAGGATGGCCCCGGCTGGTCCCACATAGGAGAAGCCGTTCGGGATGTCCTTGAACTCGGCGTTGTAGGAGAACGAGACCGTGATGCCCATTTGGTCGCCCACGTCTTGGATGATGGTCTTGCAGTTCACCTTGCCCTCGTAACAGACGGAGACGTAGGTGTCCCGGACCTCGACCCGGTTGTCCACCAGCTCGACCTCGGTCACGACATCGCTCCCGTCCTGCTTGGTCTTGGCGAAGGTCACGATGCCGGTGAATACCAGAGGCATCACCGTCCCGTAACCGGCCTTCAGGACGCACACGCAGTCGTCCTTGTTCAGCTCCGCAAGGTGGGCCGGACTCAGGTTCCAGAGCGAGACCTTTGCGGTGTTGGCGCTCTCCGTGTCCGCCCTCTCGACCGAGAAGGAGATGTGCAGAGGACGGTCGCCGTCCCCTCCCTCAAAACCGGCTGCCCCCGCCTGTCCAGCGGAAAAGCGGTACTGCCTATCCCAATTCTTCAAGTCATCGCCTCCTTACGAAAAAAACGGGGGGGGCACAGCTTGATGGTCGTGTAATCAAACTTCTGCCCTCCTCCGCTATTTGGTTTTTGCTCATCCCACCGGGATGAAGATGAATTGCGCTCGTCCCTCCACAAAATCGGTGCGCCCGATTTCCTCCAGCTCCGAGAGCGCCGCAAATACCCCGAAGGGCATTTCATCGGTGCCCCAGAACAGGTTCAACGGGAGCTGCGGTACTATCCGCACTCCGACCCGGATGGGGTTGCCGAGCGAGTCTGAGATGCCGAAGGTCCAGAAGCCGCCCGTGTCGTTCCATGTGAAGCGGAGCTGGTACAGCTTGCCTTTCAGGGTGATGCGGGACACGCTATCGTTCATGTCCGGCACTTCGATGATGGTGTAGTCCATATCCTTCCCCCTATCATATCAGGCCGAACGCCGTGGCGGTGTTATAGAGGATGGAGCCGCCCCTTTCAGAGCTGCCTCCCTCCGAGCCACCGCCTGAGCCGCCACCCGAGGAGCCTCCAGCCGTGTAGCTGCCCCCGGAGGTCCCCTTCGTTGCGCCGGTGGTGTTCGCCGTTCCAGCGGACGCCCCGGTCGCCCCCGACTTGCCGTAGCTCGCCGGGATGGAGACCGTCTTGCTCTGGGTGACGATGATTTTCTTCAAGGTCACGGGTATCTCTCGGGCGTACCCGACATCGGCGCTCTTGGAGATGCTCATGCTGGTGAGCGCCATGTTCTCGTACACCTTGTCTGAGGTCACGACCGTGATGACTTTCCGGGCGTAGTAGAGTTCTTCGAGCTGTTTCACAACGCTCTCGACCCGGCCCGGCCCGGAGCCATGCCGGTTCCTCCATGTGACCGGGGTGTTCGTCACATAGAGGGTCATGGAGATGGACTCGGGCTTCAGCGAGATGTTGTCGCTGACGCTGAAGCCCTCCTCCGTGGGGTATTCAGGCACCTCGGCCTCGTAGTCTTGGCTCTGGTCCAACAGGGCATCGAACTCGATGCCGTCGATGCTGACGGGTTGTTTCGCTCTTTCCGTGCTCTCACCTGCCTTGCAAATGCGAGCGCCCTCGCCATCATGCTCGTGGCGTCATCGGACGCAGAGGTCATGGCGGCTTTGCTCTTTTTCTGCCCAGCCACATCGCCATTGAAGGTGTTGACGAACTCGTTGTATTGGTTCACCGTGCGGTTGCTGTTGGAGGTGGTGACAGTGGACGGCTTGGCGGTGGCGGCTTTTCCGAGCAGAGCCATCGCCTCGAAAATCTTGCCTGTCTGGAGGGCGGTGAACACCTTCTTCCCGGATTGCCCGGTAATCAGCTCAGGGCCTTCCTCACCGGCGATGAAGGTATCGTCGGAGCTTTCGGTGCCCTTCGCATAGGCGTTGACCGCCGCTGCGGTCTCGGTGTCGCCCCCGCCTCCGAAGAACAGGTCCACAATCCAGCCGAGGCCGTTCGCCACCCAGCCGACCACCTTGGAGATTGCCCCGATGATGACGCCGAGGACATCGGCTATCGGTTGCAGGACGCCGAGGATGGGCTGGAGGATGGGGAGGATGGCTGAGAGCAGGGACACGATGGGCGGGAGCAGCGCAGACACGAGGCTCGACACCAGCGTGATGATGGGTTCCAGTATCGGCAGGATGGCCGAGATGAGGTCCAGGACCACCGGGAGGATGGTCTCGATTATCTGCGCCAGGATGGGTACGATTGCGGTGATGAGTTCAAGCAGTATGGGCAGGATGGCCTCGATAATCTGCATGATGAGGGGCAGCAAGGTCTCGATGAGGCTGATGATGACCGGGAGGACCGACTCAATTATTTGCATAATCAGCGGCAACAGGGTCTCTATCAGCCCGATGATGACCGGAAGTATCTGCTCGACCACCTGAACGAACATCGGGAGGAGCCTCTCCACCAGAGAGGCTATCATGGGTAGGACCGTCTGGGCTATCTGGACGATGAACGGCACCAGCTTTTGGATGAGCTGGAAGATGACAGGCAGGATGGCGGTCGCCAGCCGCCCGATGAGGGGCAGCAAGGTCTTGATGGCATCGAGGAAAGCTCCACCGATGGTCCTGCCACACTGCTTTATCACATCCCAGACCTGTTTGAGCTGGTCCCAGAGGTCCTTGCAGGTTTCTCGGAAAGCGTCAGTGTCTACTCCGGCCTTCTCCATCATCGTCCCGATGAGACTGTCCTCGCCCTTCATAAAGGCGAAGAAGTCCTCCACCAGGAGGGCGAGGAGGACGACGGCGGCGACGATTGCCATGATTTTCAGGTTGTGGGCGTTAATCATGGACCCCGCCATTTTCAGGAAGTTGAGTATCTTCCCTGCGTTCAGGGCGAGGAAGATGCCGCCGATGGTGACGATGAGGGCCTTTAGCAGGTTCTGCGCCCCTCCGAACCGGTCGGTCAGCCACTGGACCCCCTGCGTTGCTTTCTGCACCACGGAGGTCAGGGTTTTCAGTATGGTGATTGCGGGCTGGAGGAAGATGCCCCCAACCTTCTGCTTCAGCTCGACGATGGCCTGTTTCAGATTGCCGAGCTGGTTCGTCCAAGTATCGGACTCTCGTGCCGCCTGTCCCAACGCCCCGGAGGTGGCATTGGCGTCCTCCACCATCTGGAGGAGGGTGAGCTGCTTCTCTGCCTCGGAGAGGTCCTTGAAGGACTTCCCATATAGGGCGTTGGCGGCAGCGTTTCGTGTGGTCTCAGTGCAGGAGAGACCGAGGGCGGCGTCGTTTGCGAAGTTTCCCTTCAGGAAGGACTGCAACGACTCCGTGACATCCTCAATCTCCCGGTCGTAGAAAGCAGCGGAGTCAACAGCCGCAGCCAACGCTCGCTCGGAGATTGCCAAGGCGTCCGCCTCGTCCGCCCCGGTCGTTTTTGCGAAGGCGGCAATCTGGGTGAAACTGCCTTTCAGACGACCAGACATGACGCCGGTGTCGCTCGCTATCTTTTCGAGGGACTCGGATGCGCTCTGCTCCATGTCCCCGAACACCTGAGTGAACTGTGATTTGAGGGCTTCAGCGTCCGCTGCTGCTTGGGCCAGACTTGCCAGACCAGAGATTGAAAGTGTTACCCCAATCGCTCCGAGTACGGTACTCGCCATCGACTTCAGGGAGTTGATGCTGTTCTCGACCTGCGCTTCCGAAGCCTTGTCCAGCTCGTACCCCAGCCGAAAGCCAATATCTCTGAGCGTCGTCACGGACTATTTCACCCCCTTTGCGAGTTCTTTGGCCCGTCCCGCTTCTACGTCCTGCTCCATGCGGAACAGGGCGTAGAGCTTCAGAGCTTCGTCAAGGGTATAGCAGGACTTCAGCTCCTGCATCGTTGCGAGACGGGCCTTGATGAGGACATACATCCTCATTTCCAGTTCAGAGAAGCCGGAGACATCCAGCTTCCCGTATTTGCTTATCTCGAAACCCTCTGGGTCATCTTCTGCATAGCTGGTCCAAATTGGGTTCCGAGCTTCTTGAAAAAACCATTGTAGTTGTAACGGATGACCTCAAAGGCGAGGATGAACATATCCTGCACTTCCTCGCAGAACACCTCGTTGGCGAGGTCCTCCGTCAGCTTCTGAGGCTCCTTCATCTCCGGGGTCTGGACCGAGATGGTCCCACCCCCGACGAGCAGGTGCTTCAGGACTTTCTCCAGCTTGTCGCCCGACACGGCGGAGAAGGCGTCGGCGATGGTCGGCGTGGCC